AAGTCATGGTGGCCACTGTCCGCTAACTCAGGGCGGATTGCAGAAGTAGCGGTGAGTATCGCCCGCGCCATCGTGACCGAAGTCCAGCGCCCCGAGCCCACGGCCCAGACGGAGGAGTGAGGGATGGCTACACCGACGCACACGCATTTCTGTTCACAGTGTTACGGGCCTGCCAAGCGCAGACGCACCGACCGCAAGGAACCGCTTGGATGGTGGCGCTGCACGGACAAGCCATGCGTGCGCGAGATGGCTGCGACGTGCCAGAGACATACGCCACAACGGGCACCGAGACACTTCGTTGGCGTCTAGAGGAGCCTCCCCGATGACCCTCACCGCGCGACTCACGGCGGCGCTGACGCCACAAGTGCTGAATGCGGCCGACCGTGCGTATGAGGAGATGTGGTGGAACGACCGCGACGGTGCATATGCCGCCGCCCGTGCCGTGCTCATCGCCGCGCTCCTGCCGGTGGTGGAGGAGCTGTCCGTGCTCACCGAGATCCGTGCCGAGAATGCCGCGTTCATGACGGCTCTTCAAGCGGAGGGGCCGACGCCTGCGCCGGGTGACGGAACACGTTGCTCGATGTGTAGTGCGCCTTATCAGTTCGACACGACGGTGCCGAGCGTGATTTGGAATCGCGTCATTCGCGCGCAGAACTTGCCCGAGTTCCTGTGCTGTACCTGCATCGTCAAGGAGTTTGCGAAGGCTGGCGTGACGTTCACGGCTGAACTCTGGGGCGATGCCTTCAATGGGCTGCCGATCGAAGTCGTTGTGGATGGTGCAGAATCGACGGCCATCCACGAGTTGAGCCTAGAGAACACGCATCTTCGGGCGCGGCTCAACGAACGACCGTGAATAAGTATCAGCGTTTCTCAAAGGCTAAATTGTCCAAGAATCTACGCGACCCGCTTGATGTGTTCGATGAAGTTCACAAGGACACGCTCGACCAGCGTGCGAGTCGTGTTGGTGACGTGTTCCGAGTGTCGCGTCAAATTCACGAACTCCTGTTGGCGTCTGACCTGTCAGAGCAGGGACGGTCTGCCGCGATGCAAATCGTTGGCGTACTACTGAACAGGCTGAGCGACAAATGAAGACCGCACCCCCGGACGACACGCCGCCCACGATCACCATTGTGAAGTTCGGCCCGCATCCTGTCGCCGCGCCGTGTGCTATCGAAGAACGTTGCATGTATCCAGCCCCGGACGACACGCTGGCGCGCGTGGCCCCAACGTGCGCGACGTGCAAACACCACCACGAGATTTACGGCATGAACCTATGCTCGCAGCCAGACATGGCGAAGTCGAGCTTTGATCGCATGCACTACCATCCGCCCGACAATTTCGGCTGCAACCGGCATGAGGCGGTGCGGCCTGACGCCCCGCGCGCCGAGACGGTAGACTCACCCAAGGAGACCTAAGCCGATGGCCTTTACGTCGATTTCCACGCTTCCACTTGACATCGCGTTCCACAACATCGTCGTCGAACCGCATCGAGACGCGGATAAGATTCCAGGCTGCATCGCGATCAAGGTCGTCGCGACTGGTAAGTATCTCAGCGTGGATGACTTCGGCACCGTCTCCTACAAAGACGGCGCGGGCGCGGCTGAGAGATTCCTCCACGGGGAAGGGAATGTGCTGATCGCGCGGCGAGCCGTGGGCGACGTGAACTTCATGGGGGCGTGATGAATCCCAGCGTCCTTGCGGCCATCTCTTCGAGTCGGTCATCGTCTACGCCGTGGCGGGATGTCACCGAGGCGCAACTACGCGCGTGGCGCGGCGACTTCTTCGGCATCTACCTGCCAGAACTGGCGCTCAACGCTTGTCCAGACACGCGCAACGGTATCCGCTGTGGCCTGCCAGGAGTCGATAAGGGCTGTTTGTTCACGCAACACACACTCAACTACACTCCCGAGCAGCGGGCCGCTGGTAGAGCCGCCTACAAGGCGAGAGGGTATACCCACTGGCCGATTAACGTCACCGATACGCCGGGAGTCTACGGCTACTCGAACACCTACCCGCCCTGCCCGAGCGACAACCGGCAAATCCTCAACGACGCGCTCCGTGAAATCTGGCTGGACGGCCTGATTCCGGTCTGCATCGCCATCGGCTATCACGACGAGGACACGGACGACGCCCTTCAGCAATTCATTGACCTCCTCGACGACAAGATGCTCGTCCGTATCGTGTGGCCAGGGATGGAGATGAATGAACCGGACGGACTCACGCGCGAGCAGATAGCGCAACGCATTGAACGCTTTTCCCGCATGATGCCGTGGGCACTGCAATACATCCAATTCGGCCCAGGTCACTCGGCCGGCGACACCCCTGAAGGCGAATGGTGGAAAAACGGCTGGAAAGAAGGCGATGAATTTGTAGTCGATGGCGAACCCAAGACCATGACCTACGACTGGATGGGCGCGCAGAACGTGCCGAACCTCATCGGTTTCTGCCTCAACGATGCGAACTTCAACGACCCGACCCGCATGATCGACGACTGCGGCGCGATGCTCTGCCGTCTCCAGAAACACGGCTTCCGTTGGAACCTCGACCGCTCGTTCGATGTGATCGCGGCTGAACTATACGCGAAGAAGCAAACCAACGACGCACCCGGAGAAGCGGCCGGAGTCGCCCACTGCGATGCGCTCCTCGACGTGGCCTACTACCAGGAATACACCAACTACGCAGGCTACACAGGGAGACTCGCCGGGTTCGTAAACGGCGGAACTGTTCGATGATGTAAGCGATGTTGCTTACAGTAGCGCTCGGTAATGATCTGTAAGCGCGTGGACAACGTGTGGACAAAGGTTGACATTGTGGACAGGTGTTGACGTTTGTTGACAGCGTGTTGACAGAGACGGCCTATTGACAACGCTGTAAGAGTGGGCGCAGAATTTCGTCCCATGATGTTCTTTCTCAGGGTGCTCGCGTGCGTGACCACCTAGAAAGAGCAAAGCCCCAAAGGGTGCGACCCCTTCGAGGCTTTTAGATCAACCGGGTCGGAGCCGGTAAATCAGTTGGCGACTAGCCGCTAGTTTACCTACCTGCGTTCTCTAAATCAAACAAGTTCGCCTGTATTGACCGGGAGACGGACCAGGGTCTTTATTGCGACAGAGTTGGCTACTGGGCTGGAGTCGTGCAAAGCCAACGAACGCGGAACCTGAGCACGTTCACGACGAGGGGCACACCCTTGCAAGGCTAACGGAATCGTTCGCTGTGTTGTCGGCGTTCGTGCCGTATGCGGTGGTGCAGGAATATCTGTAAACCATTGGCATGGCGTTAGATCCTCGCTGGATCTAGAACTACGCCGTGTCGGTGGCATACGGTAGTTCAAAACCTAGAGCTTAGAACCCTGAAAGGACTAGATGATGACTGAAGTAGTAAAGGGATTCACGGTCACGAGGGAATGGATTCATGCCCACAAGTCGTATCGAGGAGGCTGGAACGCGAAGTCTCTCGCCGTGCTTGGATTGACCTGGAAGGTAGTCAACCAAGGCGGTTGGATTGACCGTCTAGACGGAACGCGAATCAGCCAGAAGTCGAAAGATGACTTCGAGCGTCTATGCGAGGAGCACAATCGCAAATTGCTCCGTAAGGCCAATAAGCCCTCCACGTTCACACCCTATGAGCCTCAGGCGGTCTAAGCCATGAAACTACGAGACGTGCTCATCAATGCGGGTATCCCAAGCGGCTACATGGCCACATTCTTTCGGGATGCTGAACTCGTCAAAGACGTGCTCTACGTGAAAGAACGCGGGGTCGGGGAGTCGATTGCTCGGCTGTTCGGGCCTCAGTTACGGGGCGTCATCCCGAGCCTGAAACTCAAGGTCGGCTCCCCTTTGACGCTGGCGAAGGCGGAACCGCCGAACTACCTTAACGCGGCAGGGAAGCGGGCATGGCGACTCCAGCACGCGGGCCAACAGAAACTCATCGAAGAGTTGTAGAATCTGCGGAAAGGGAATCATGCCATCCAACGATCAAGTCCCTCCGTATCGCTGGTTCCAACGGAGGAGTGACACGTTCAACTCGGCGTGGGTTGAGGACCTGAACCGTGCCTTTGAGTTGATTTACGACGCACCGCCATTCTCGCCGCGAGTATCGCTTAGTGAACCGCTTGTGCCGAACGTGCCGTGGGAGCCGACGCCCATCGACCAGATGTTCCTCAAGAGCGTGGGGATTAAGCCGGAGTGAGCGAGCAGTGATTACGCGCATCCCAATTGCCGAGCGTCTGTGGTCTAAGGTCAATAAGACAGAGACATGCTGGTTATGGACGGCCAGTGTGTCGAACGCTGGATATGGTCAACTTGGCGACCCTATTCGGCGCTCGATGATCTCGGCGCACAGGGTCGCATGGGAGGTCACGCATGGGCCAATACCGATAGGCCAGTGCGTCCTGCACAAGTGCGACGTAAAAGTATGCGTCAATCCTGATCACTTGTTCTTAGGAACAAAGGCTGAGAACACCCGCGACTGCATTAGTAAAGGGCGCTTTAAGCCTAACAAAGGCGGAGAGTTCAATCGGAACTCTAAACTGACTAACGAGCAGGTGAGAGAGATTAAGCGACACCCTCGTAAGCGTGGTTTTCGCCAAGGGCTAGCTGATAAGTTCGGCGTCAGCATCGCCTGCATTAACGGCATTAGAGTCGGCGCAAACTGGAAACACATTGAGTGACCAGTCGGTAAAAGTTCCACGATGCCGATGGTGTAAGTCGGTGGATCGTCCAGGTAACTTTGTGAAGGTTGACGGTCACTGGCTGTGCGAATACGAGCCGTGCGCTAATCGGCAGAGACAGCACGCGATGACTCGCGCAGACGAAGGCGATAACGCCATCGTCTACATACCGACGCCTGCCCAGGTAGACCTTAGAGAGTCACACTCACCAAACCTGCTTTGGGGTTCTGGCGCAGGCGTAGCCAAGTCAACTGGTCTCAGATGGGACGCCTACCACTGGTGCCGACAGATTCCGAACTATGAAGTCCTACTGCTTCGCCGAACCTTCCCAGAGCTTGAGGAAACTCACCTGCTGGCTATGTCGCGTGAAGCTGCTAGCGTTGGAGCCACATATAAGGCCGGAGAGAAGCGTCTTGTCTGGGAGAACGGGTCATTCATAAAAGCCGGTCACTGCCAAGATCCACGCGATTATCTCAAAATGTTGAGTCGTGAATACGACCACATCATCTTCGACGAGGGAACAACGTTCGACCGCACGCAGATACTGGAAATCTCCAGCAGAGCACGAAGCTCGAAGCCGCTCGTTGAAGCACGCGGAGGCGCGTATGTCCGAATCGGATCAAACCCAGGTGGACCAGGACACGTTTTTCTCAAGGAGTTTTTCATCGACAAGAATCCAAGTAGTGAAGAGTTCCCAGACTACTTACCTGACGACTATGCGTTCATGCCAGGACTACTCCAAGACAACCCTTATCTGTCGCCGCGATACCTGCGACGATTACTTCAACTGGAACCCGCTCGTCGTGACCAGTTGATCGACGGCGATTGGTCGAAGTTCGTCGGCATGTTCTTCGATAGGTTCTCGTTGACGCAGCACGTAGTTGCGATGGAGCCAGTGTGAACTGGTCCGCTGGAATGAGATATTCATACGCCGCGACTGGCTGGTGTGGCTTCTTCGCGTCGATGCGCGATGGCCGATATCTGCTTCGTCACGAGTTGACGTGGCTGCACAAAGCGCCTGAGATTGCCGCAGCCGACATCACGCGATTCGTGAAGGCGCAGAAGATCGACCTGCAATACGTCGCCGCGAATCCCGACCTGTGGCCGAAGAAAGGCAAGTCAGGGCAGACCGTCTGCGAGACGTTTCAGCGGGCTGGCGTGCCGATGGTGAAGGGCTCAGACGACCGTATCAACGCATGGGCGCGTCTTAGGTCGCTCATCGCAGAGCGCCAGTGGGTAGACCGCACTGTGCCGTCTGGATTCATCGCGTCGCCGTCGCTGCTGATTCACCCAGACTGCAAGTATTTCCTGCGGACGTTCCCAACGCTGGTGAGCGACCAGACGAACCCAGACGACGTGCAGGAATCGACCGACGAATACCCGGCACTCGGCGCAAGTTACTGGGCCATGACGCGCCCTGCGCCAGAAGCCGAACCCGAGCCAGAACTCCCGCCAGGAGCCATCGGCCACGACCTCCGGAAACTCCGCGCTGAACTCGAAGCGGCGCTATAATCACCGACCATGCCGAGAGCCAAGAAGCCTGTCGAAGCCTCCACGACGCCGGACCTAGAGATTCCACTACCGGCAGATGGCATCGGGTCACTCGACTACTGGCAGGACGAGGTAGACAAGGCGACTCGGCGGCGCAAGAAGGAAATCGAAGGCTGGAAACGGAACCTAAACCGAGCCTATCGCGGCATGTCCGAGTCGTTCTTCGGGCTGTCGAAAAACGAGACCATCATCATCCCGACCGACTTCTACTACGCCGAGCAGAAGAAGGCGCAGTTGTTTTTCCAGACGCCTTACGTCCAGTTGACGGCGGAACAGCCTGAGCCAGAACAGGCCATACCGTATTACCAGCACGTCGTCAATTTCCTACTCGGGCCACGAGGCGCTGACGCCAAGGCCACGGTCAGTCAGTGCCTCACGGATGTTGTCGTCGCGTCAGGCTTCGGCCCAGTCGAGATTGGCTATGAAGCCGTGCAGGTCGATGTCGCCATGCCGACGAACCGCATGGAGCCAGTCATCGATCCGCTCACGGGGCAGCCGGCGCTTGAGCAAGTCATCGACCCGATGACCGGCCAACCGTCGATGGACCCGAACATGCTGCAACCGAAGCAGCAGTTGGCGCTCGACCCAGAGACAATGCAGCCAGAGACGGTCATCGTCAAGAAGACCATTTGGTGCAAATACTTCATCGACCACTTCTCGCCAGCGAAAGCACTATTACCAGTCGGGCTGGCGACGACGCAATACGACAAAGGCCCGTGGATTGGACGAGACTTCGACGCCGACGCGCAGCAGATGAAGCAGTGGTTCGGCGTGAAGTCGTCAGAACTCGGCGAGTATCGAGACGACCAATCGCTCGCGCCATCGAACGACAAAGAGTTCCTACGCGACACCGCACGCGGCTGCGTGATTTACTACCAGGCCCGCATCTACGACGAGAAGGCTTACCCGGACGAGATTCGCAAACTCATTCTCATCAACGGCAAGAAGAAAGAACAGACGGCCGTCGTCCACGAGCGCCTGAAATACCAAGTGTTTGACGCAGACGGAAAACTCGTCGGCGGGATGCGTGGGTTTCCGATTGACCCGCTGGCGATTCGCAGCGTAACCGATACGGCCTATCCGCCATCTGACGCATCGGTGGCCGCTCCGGTCTCGAACGAACTCAGCATCGGACGCAGCCAGATGATCAAGCAGCGGACTCGGAACATCCCGATCCGTGCGATTGATTCGCTGCGTGTGGATAAGACCATCGTGGACCGCCTAGAGCGCGGCGACTGGCAAGCCATCATCCCGTTCAAGGGCGCGATGGACGAGAGTGTGTTCAGAGAACTCGCGTCGGCGAACTTTCCGAACGAGAACTTCGCATTCAACAACATCACCGAGGGCACGCTCGAAAAGATTTGGGGCCTCGGCGCGAATCAGCTTGGGGCATCCACAGACGAGACCAAGAGCGCGACTGAATCGACGCTGGTTGAGCAGGCGAAAGACATTCGCATGTCGGCTGACCGAACGGCCGTGCTCGAATGGTTCCAGCGCGTCGTCGAGAAGTTCGCCTCGCTGCCGCTCATCTTCGCCGACCACGAACAGCTTGTGGAGATTGAAGGGCCAGACGGCGCGAAGCGCCTGGAGACCTGGGACAAGACCAAGATTCAGGGCCGCTATGCCTTCTCACTTCGGCCAGACTCCGCCGTTCGCGTCAATGCGGCCGAGATGCGTGAGCAGGGTCTCCGCTTCTACAACCTGACCGCGAACTCGCCGTTCGTGAATCAACTCGAAAACATGAAAGAACTCGCACGCTCTTTGGGTAAGAACCCGAATCTCGTGCAGCAGCCGCCACCGCCTCAGCCACCGCCGCCTGAAAAGCCGAAGATCAGCGTGAGCATCAAGGGAGACGACCTGAATCCGCTCATGCCGCAATACGCGAACGTGATGCTGATTCTCCAGGGCGGCGACGTGTCGCAGCTTCAGCCGCCAGCGCCAGTGCAGATGCAGCCGATTACGTCGGCGCAGACCGCGCAGCCCATCTCGAAACATGCGGCCGATCTGACCGGCCAGCAGTCTGGGCCACCGATGCCGAAAGAGGTTATGTGAGCGACGACGAGAAGCCCAGAGACACGGCGACCGACCTTCCGGTGATGACACAAGCCCCAGCCATCCACGGCGATACGCTCTGGGACGGTCCACGGTGGATTACCAACGCGCAGAACGAACCAGTCTGGATTGAGACCAAAGCCGAATACTGGGCCTTACTGAACCGACTCGGGAAAGGCATGAAAAACAGCCTTGAATCGACGACTGGGCCTGAACAGCCGAAGGTTCCAGAGCCGCTGCCACTGAGTCTCCAGCCGACGCCACAGCCCGATCCGCTGACGAAGGAAGAAGCGCGCATTATGGCCTCAATGTCGGCAGTCTTTCGCCGCTACGGGCTCAGAGAGGCGATGTTCTGCCGCCGATGCTTCACGCGGAACCGTGACGACGGGTGCGCGCAGATCATCATGGACCGCGAAGTCTCTATCCGGTGCAGATGCGGGAAGGCCGCGTATCACCCGCCAGTTGGCACGACGGATTTGGTGATCAATCACCTGACCAACACGCCCGTGCGTGAGATGGAGACGACCCAAGCCAGCATCGTGACCGGCAGTGTCGCTCAAGCGGTTAAGGCCGTCATCCTGAACAAGACCGAGGCGACCATCCTCCGCGCCTACGCCAAGATGCTGAAGACACGCGAACTGGAGCCACGCTGGTTCCACCGTGCCTGTTGGGATGGCGTCGGACTCGGCGAGGACGATAGCGTGGGCATCAAAATCACCGACTTACAGATCGCCATCCTCTGCAAGTGCCGGTTGCTGTTTGAGGGCGCGTCTGACGGCCAGACGATCCATTGACAGACGTGAGTCAGTGGCGCTAAAGTCCTATTCCACGTTGATTTCCACGCTACGGAAATAAGATGCCAGAGACGGTTTCGAGCGTTTCTGATTTAGTCCACGACGCGGTGACATCTGCGGTCTCCCAGGCTTCCGGCTCGAACCCGGCAGATGGAGCCTCAGATGCCGCGCCGCAGACATCGGCTGGCGTGTCTCCAGCCCCCGCTGACGCATCCGGGACTGATGCGCGCACGACAGCGCCGAGCACAACTGGTGGCCCCACGATAGAGGGCGTCGATGCTGACGATGAACTTGTCAAGGACAACAACGTCTGGAACGATGTTGGAAAGCGGTCACAGGTTCTCCGCAACGCCCGCACGCGCGAAGCCGAAAAAATCACCAAGGACTTAGAGTCGCGTCTCGGCTTTAGGCTCTCGGACGAAAACACTCTCCGGAACATTCAGGCGTATCTGGCCGACCCGCCAGGATACCTGCGGAAATACGGAGAGCACTTCGGACTCATCCCTGCCGCCGCAAACGGTCACGCGCAAGCGCCACCGCAGAACGGCAACGGGCAGAAACCGAACGGCTTCACTCGCCCTCAACCGCAATACCGAACCGAAGACGGAAAGGCCGTCTACGGCCAGGAAGAAATCGACGCCATCACCGCCGAATACGAGCAACGGCTCGCTCGCGTGGAACAGTCGATTACGCCACTCCAGAGCACGCACGACCAACTGGAGCAGGCGCGGATCACGTATCAGGCCCAACAAGAGGCTGACCGCATCTACCGAGATGTGCAGACGTGGCCGAGGTATGAGGACATCAAGGACGACATGGCGAAGCTCCTCATGAGCGACGGACGTGTCACTCCGGAGAGTGCTTACGGGCGCATCATGCGCGAACGGTATCCGACCTTCCTCCAGAAAACCAGACAAGAAGTCCTCGACGAACTGAAGGCCAAACCCGCAGCGCCAGCCTCGAAGGCGACGCCAGCGGCTCAGGCTCGGTCGTCATCGACAGATCGCAAACGTGGACTCTCCGTCTCAGAAGCCGTGCTCGCGGCTGTGGAGAAGCACTCAGCGACTCGTTAAGACGACCGCCCAGTAAGTAGGGTAGGTCTTTGTCAGATCCCGATATCGGCCAGGTCGCCGCCTCCGCTTGGGAGGCGCTCATGACTGACAAGCCCGTGGACAACATCTTCACGTCCCAAGGCTTGATCTACATGCTCAACGCGGAAGGCTTCAAGGAATCGGCCGCTGGTGGTCGGTTGTTTGAGTATTCCGTCGAATACGCGGTGAACACGACGTTCCGGTCGTATGGCGAGCTGGAATTGCTCGACACGACCCGCATCGACGTGTTCGACGCGGCACGCTACAACCAGAAGTTGTTCGCCGGCACCATCCAGTTCTCGGATCTCGAATTGATCCGCAACCAGGTGGCGAACCGGAAGTTCGACATTCTGGAGTCCAAGCTCGCCAACGGTCGTTCGTCAGCCCTAGAGAATCTGAACACGATGCTCTACGGCGACGGAACCGGCAACGGCGGGCAGGACATGGACGGGCTTGCGAAGATCATCGCTACCGACCCAACGACCGGGACCGTGGGCGGCATCAACGCGGCGACGTTCACGTTCTGGCGCAACAAGCAGACCTCGGGCGCGAAGACCACGACGGCCTTCGACAACCTGAGAACCACGCTGACCTCGGTCTTCAACCAGTGCTCACTCGGCGGAACGGAGAAGATTCCGACCGGCGTGATCATGGATCGGACGAGCTTCCAGGGCTACGAGGGCTTGCTGGTGGCGGTCGAGAAGATCGAACGGCGCGACAAGGCGAGCGGCGGCGACATCGGATTCCTGAACCAAGCGATTGAGTTCAAGGGCATCCCGATGGTCTACGACGAGAACGCCACGGCTGGCATCGCCTACTTCGTGAACAACCGATTCCTCAAGCTGACCTACCTCAAGGGTGGGTGGATGAAGATGAAAGAGCCTGTGGAACCGGGCAACCAGTTGGCTGTAAGCTACCGGGTCATGACCTTCGGGAACCTCTGTGCTTCCGCGCGTCGTCACCTTGGTTGCGTCACGGCGATCACGTAGAGGGGGATCAAGAACATGAATTTCCAAACCACTCTTGATCCGCAGGTCGGGGAAGTCGGCTTCCGCGTCGTGCAGAACTCCTACACCGCCACGTTGACGATCACAGCCGGTTCAATCGCGGTTGGTTCTCCGGTCATTCTGGAGACCAACACTGCGTCGTTGCCGACGACCCAGGCGCTTGACCCGACGCTGAACATCGGCAACAACTGGGTGCGTCGTCCCGCGACGAGCACGTCTATCGTCAACAACCTGATGATCGGGTTGGTGGCGAAAGTCCCGTCCACGCAGGCATACCTCGACCGCGAACAGGTCGGACTGGCACAGGCATACGGCCCCTACATCGGGGCTCAGATGCAGGTGCTCACGACGACGCAGTTGGCCGGTCAGGTGTGTATCCCTGAGTCGCTCCAGTTCCTTGTGGGCGTCACTGGTCCATGCACGGCGGCGGCAACAGGCACAGCGGCGAACGTCGAAGTTCCGGCGCTCGGTGGGTTGGCGATCTTGATGGCTGACGTGGCTTCAAGCTCGGCGACTTCGACCGGCACGGGCATCGTGTTCCTGCGCTGCATGTAGGCACTATGGAAGCGACCAACTTCTACGACGTGCTGAAAGGGCGCTATGCGGTCGGCGCATCGCCGGAGGTTGGTCGCCTCTTTCTCGTCTGCAAGGAATGTCGCAAAGTCGTGCCGATGTG